TAATATCGTTTACGAGCCAGTTACTCCTTTCCATTTGTACGTTCCTTACGTGCAAGAAGAAACAATCATTGCTCAGCCGTACATTATTCACGCTCGTGCTTATTCGCCTGAGCAGGTTTACGACAAGTACGGCATGGAATGTAAGCCCGATGCAGTTGTTGACGGCGGAACATTAGAACAGCGACTGTTCTCAGCTTTAGGCATTAAGAACACGGCAGGTCAGCAGAACTTAACGCTTGTTAAGGAAATCTGGATTCAGCCGTGTAAGAACTACCCTGAGGGTGGTTTAATTGTTATCGCTGATAAGAAGGTTATTTACGCCTACTCGTCAAAGCCTGCTCCGTCAGAACTTACTGAGGACACCCCTGTAGTCGGAACGTTGCCTTTTGTTTCAAGAATGTACTCTGAGGTGGATTTTCCTTTTGAGCACGGTCAGCTTCCTTTCCAGAAAATTGACCACATTCCTATGGGTCGGTTCTATTCGGAATCGGTCGTGACCGATTTGATTCCGCTGCAGAAAGAGTACAACCGCAGTCGTAGTCAGGTGTTAGAATCGAAGAACTTAACGTCTAAGCCTCAGATGGTTTACATTAAGGGTTCTATTGATCCTAGCAAGGTCAATGCACAGCCTGGTTTGATGATCGGTGTTCAGCCTGGTTTCGAGGCACCTCGTTACTTAGATGCTCCTGAAATTCCAGGATACGTCATTCAGGAATTCGATCGCATTCAGCGAGATATGGATGACATTTCTAACCAGTTCGAGGTTGCAAAGGGACGTACTCCTCCCGGTGTGGAAGCTGCTTCGGCAATTGCTTATCTACAGGAAGAAAACGATCAGGTTCTTCACAGCACAATTGCTTCAATTGAGGCAGCTACAGAAGAAGTTGGTCGTCAGACTCTTGGTTTGATTCAGCAGTTCTGGTCTACGGATAAGATCGAGAAAATCGTTTCTAAGAACAACCAGATGGAAGCTGCTTTATTCAAGGTTGCTAGTCTGAAAGATAACACGGATTTCCGTATTGAATCTCAGTCGATGGCACCTAAGAGTCGTGCTGCTCGCCAGGCTTTCATCGTCGATCTTATGGATAAGGCAGTTATTACGCCAGATCAGGGTCTTCGTTATCTGCAAATGTCGGAGACGAACCGTCTCTACGACGAATTGCAGGTTGATTCTAAGCAGGCTAAGCGTGAGAACTTTAAAATGTCGATCGGTGAGGACGTTCCTCTTAACCCGTTCGATAATCACGCTATCCATCTCTACGAGCACGAGCTTTACATGAAGTCTCAGGAATACGAAGCGCTGCCTGATGAGACTAAACTGATTTTCTTGAATCACCATATGCAGACTAAGATGATGGTTCAGGGACAAATGATGGAACAGGCGGGATTAGGTGCGCCCCCTGTAGGAGAAACCACGGATGCACCAACTGGAGATATGAGTAATGTCGGGTAGTGATGGGTTAAACTTGCCTACTACTATTCCGGGCCTTAATGGGGGATCAGAGTTAGATGGTTTTAGTGATTTTGCTAAGGGCATTTTAAACCAGATTCCCGAGGAAGACCGGACTGTAGTTTCTAAGTACATTAAGGATTGGGACAGTAACGTTACCAAGCAGTTCCAGAGTGTTCACGAGCAGTACAAGCCGTATAAGGAATTGGGCGAGCCTGATGCTATTCGTGAAGCTCTGGGATGGATTGAGTTATTGAACTCCGATCCAGTGTCATTTATCAACAACGTACAAGAAGCCATGAAGGAAGCTGGAATTGAAATGAGCGCACAGGAAATCAACGACGAACTGTCTAACTTGCCGGAGTTTGAAGGGCTGCCTAAGCAGTTCGTTGACGACTTCCAGGCTACTAAGCAAGAATTAGCACAGCTTCGTGATACTATTCAGGGTTTCACGCAGACGACTCAAGAAAAAGAGGAACAGATTGCGCTTGACAATCTGCTCTCTACCCTCCATAATGAGCACGGAGACTTCGACGACGACTGGGTTGTCTTGCAAATTGCAAGAGGACTTGATCCCGCCGAAGCAGTAAATAAGTTCAATACCGAATTCATCTCAAAATACAGCAGCCCGCAAGCTCGCAAGCCCGCACCTAATCTGTTTACTGGTGCAGCAGGTAGCGTTCCGAACGGCCAGGTTGATATTCGCCAGATGAGTAAGGCTGACAAAATGCTGATGGCCGTGGAAGCTTTAAAAGCTGCCAGTGGCGAAAAGCAGTAAAATCATCTTTATTCTCAAGGAGAAATCAATCAAATGACTGCTACACTCACTACCGTCGCCGGTATCCTCAAAGAGGTTTACGAGGGCGATGTTCGGGACCAGATTACTGGTTCGGAAGTTACGATCAAGCGTATCACTAAGAGTTCGGAGGGTATCTTCGACACTCCTGGTGGTAAGTACGTTATTTTCCCGGTGCGAAAGAACCGTAACCACGGTATTTCGTATCGTGCGGAAAACGCTGCTATTGGCGCTGCTCGTCGTCAGGGTTACGCTCAGGCGCAGGAAACTCTTAAGTACGGTTACGGCCGCGTTAAGGTTACTGGCCAGATGATGGAGCTTGCTCAGACTAATGCTCAGGCTTTCATGTCGGCTTTCGACGGTGAAATTTCGGGCATTAAGGATGACGTTGCTCGTGACGCAAACCGTATTGCTGTTGGTAACCGTTCGGCTTTCGCTGCTCACGGTTTCACTGGCGTTATTACGGAAGTTACGGCTACTACTTCCGGTACTACGATCAACGTTTCTTCGACTCAGAACATCGAAGTCGACATGATTCTTGATATCGTGGACGATACTGGTGCTGCTGTTTCAGGTGGTACTGGTGTTGTTGTTACCTCGATTACTTCGGATACTGCTTTCGTTGTTTCGGGTTCGGTTGCTGGTACGACTTCGGGTAACAACGTTGTCCGTTCTGGTAACTGGAACAACGAGCCGTACGGTTTAACTCACCTTATTTCGGCTTCCGGTACGATTCACGGCATTAACTCGGCTACCGCTGGTAACGAGTACTGGCGTTCGACGGTTGATTCGACCACGACGACTCTTACTGAGGCGCCGATGATTTCCATGTGTGATACGATTCGTCGTAAGTCGGGTCAGCACATTACGGCAATCTTCATGTCGCTCGGTGTTCGTCGTTCGTACTTCAACCTCATGACTTCGCTTCGTCGTTATAACGAGGTTAAGGAATGGACCGGCGGTCTTGTTGGTCTTGCGTTCAACTACGAGAAGGAAGTTCCGGTTGTTACGGATATTGACCTTCAGGCTGGTCAGGCGCTTTTCGTCAACGAGAACGAGATTACGGTTTACCGTAACAAGCCTTGGTACTGGGCAGATGCTGACGGTAACATGCTTAAGTGGGTTGCTGATTACGATGCGTATGAGGCACTTCTCAAGCAGTACTGGCAGATTGTTAACCACCGTCGTAACGCTCACGGTATTATGACCGGTGTGACGGAGGCCAGCTAATCATGAGCATCAAAACGGCTAACGGTTCTGCGGCTTATGCCTTTGGACAGCAAACGCCGGATTGGTCGCTCCCTCTTATTACTGCTCCGCTGATTTTAACTAATGCCTTACAGGCTGACGGTTTCATCGCTGCGGACAACAGTTATATCTGGAAAGCTGATCTGCTCGGCGTTACTCAGGTTCGATTGACTGGTATTGTTAAGACTGTTAGCGCTTCTGCTAACTCTCCTAAGATTCAGCTTCGATACTCGCCAACCTACACTACTACGGTTGCCAGCTTCTTAATCATGGGTTCTTCTTCGGTTGAGTTCTCCATGTTTACAGGTCAGGCAAGTGCAGACAGTGGTTGGATCGACTTGGTTCCGGGAGCAAAGATTAACTCTTGTTTCCTGGGCCTCTTTAATATCGGTGGTGACGGTGCTGCTGACCCTGTTATTAACAGTGTCATGGCTCACTTCCGGTAAAGCCTGATCCCCCTAAATCAGGAAACTGAAAGGCCCCTGTAGGATCGGACTTGCGCCTTTTCTACAGGGGCCTTTCTTCTTTGAAAGGTCTCTTATGAATCTCGAAAAAATGAACGCTGCTGACGTTTTTGCAATCACTCCGGCTGACGCTGATTTAGCGAAGTCGGTTTTTGCTATTTACGTTACTACCGGTGGGACATTAGTCTTAACTGTCCCAGGTTCTTCTTCTGTTCGTACCATTACTGTGCCCTCTAACTTCATGTTAAACTGCCAGGCACGTCGTGTTGCAGCTGCTTCTACTGCTACTGGTTTGATTGGATTCTCTTACTAATGACTGCTTTAGGCCTTGGTTTAGGTCTACCCTTTGGGGGTAGAACTTCTAACCCCTTAGTTTCTCTAGGGGCTGTGTTTGCCATTGACGCAAGAAACAGCGTTGCCGGAGAACAGACAGCTGTTAACTTTGGTTCAGGGGGCTCTGCTTTAAATGCTCGGTATGGTTCTACTGTTGGTGTAGATACTAATGATCCTTTGTTTTTACCTCACACCGGTACTAACTATTTATACGCCCCTGAAAACGGGGGTAGTTGTAGTGTCCCGGATGCTTCTAACTTAGACATTACTGGTGACATTGACTGTAGGTTTAGGGTTGAGACAAACTCAGCAACTAACGGTCGAGTCATTACTAAAGGTTATGCTAGCGTGTATTGCTTTGGGTTTACTTTTGAAGGTTTGTGGACTGAATTTAACTCTGGCGGTACATTTTACCCCGCCGGGCAATTACACGGTATGCCTGTCGGTTCAAGAGGCTGGTTTAGGATTACTCGGGTTGCTTCTACTGGTGTTGTCTCATACTACAAAGCAAATGATTCGACAACCGTACCTACATCGTGGACGTTTCTTGGATCAGTTGTTTCAACTATAGGAAACTTAGCGACTAACGCTTCCGTACTTAATATAGCTGGTGGTCCTGGCGGGGCCGAAGCTATTGACGCTAACTTATATCATGTTCAACTTAGAGATGGTATAGATGGCACTGTTGTATTTGAAGCAGATTTTACTAAAACTACAGAATCATCTCAATCTAGTTTTGTTTGTACTACTGGCCAAACAGTTACTTTAACGCGTGCAACTACCGGTCGAAAAATGGTTCTTGTTGTTCGTCCTTTATGGCTATTTGGTACTGATGACACGTTCTTACACTCAGCGGCTAATACTGTTAATTTTGGTTTAAATCCTTATACGCTTGTTATTATTTTTCGTTCTTGGAATCCTGAAACTATATATCAGACGTATATAGGAACAAGATCAGTAGGACTAAGTCCTGCTGGTGTTGAATTATCTATGCATTGGGATGGTAGTCGTAGATCAAACCTTACACAAAGTTCTACAACAGTACATGACGTACTTAGCACCGCTACAAACACTGCTGGTAGTTTAGTAGTTATGGCCGGCGGTAGAAACGCTTCTCATATCTTTGCTAGCCTTAATAATAGCCGAAATACGGGAACCCCTGTTGGATGGGACACTTCCAGTGATAATGTGCTTAGATTTTATATAGGTGGTCGATACGCTGGCACTGATTCTAGAGTTGATGCTGAAATTTTTGCCGCCGCTTATTTTAATAAAGCACTTACTACAGGAGAAATTGCGCAGATCGTGAGTTACTATGGGGCAGCTTAAGTCGGCTTTTAACTGGACAGGCAGAGAAATTAACGGTTGTATTCTTGGTGAGCCTACTGTAGATAAAGATACCGGTGAATTTATTTGGGACGGCGCTGTTCCTACTGGAGAAATTAACGTCGACGGAGATATTCTACAGGAAGATAAAGACAAAGTAGTTAAAAAACTACAGCCTGTAGGAGAATTCAAAGGACTTCCTTCAAAAACTCGTCCAGCAGAGTTGACTAAAGCCGAAGTTTTAGATGGTAAAGTTAAAGGTGATTTTGAAATCGTTAAAGAAATTTCTGTAGGGGATAAAAATGACGTACTTCGATCCAGGTAACGGCAAGTTCGTGGCTGTAGATGGCTGCTTAGTTGACCGTGATTGCTTACATATTGCAGAGAAAATTCAGGACTACGATCCGAACCTACAGCTGATTGCTTTAGACCCGGATGATCTTCACGCTTCGTTTACGTCAGCGCCTTTTATGGTGATTCGTATGACGGGTGATGGGACTTACGAGCGAGTTCTTGAAGCTTGGGAGTTAGATGATCGAATCCTGGAAAGGATTTGGCTAGCTGATGGAACGAAGAACAACCAGTTGGATCAGTTGGTTAGTCTTGAGGCTGCGAAGAAGAAAGAACAGGACGACGCTAACAAAGAGAAGATGTGGCAGAACCACGAACTCTTTGCCGGAGCGATGCGTAATCAAAAGTCCTCGTTCAGCTATAAGAACGACGAAGGAACGTTAGTGACAATTAAAGACAACGAGGGAGTTGTCAAAGACAAGGGAAGGCAGACGTTTAGCTAATGAACGTAGATGACGTTATCAGAAAAGCAGGACGTCGGTTTGGTGATTCTAATAACGTCTTGATTTCAGCAGCTGACTTCTTTGATTTTATCAACGACGGACAGTTGCAAATCGTTCGTTTGACGGGCGATATCAAAACTACGAACACTGGCGCTGCTGCTTCAACTTATCCTCTTTCGCTCCCAGCTACGTTTATTCGTGGCGAACGTATGGAGTATGACGGTAACCCGTTAAAGTTGATTACGAAGCGAGACTTAGACGATTTAAACGTCGACGTCGCTGATTACCCGGATAGTCCGAACTTCTATTATTACTACAACAATCAAGTTCATCTTTATCCAGACCCTCCTGTAGGAGACACGACGTCCGTTTCCTTCATTTACTGGTCTATGCCTACTTCTGTAACTGGTACGGGTCAGAACTTAACAGTTCCGATTGCTCACCACGAAGATTTAGTTACGTTTGTTGTCGCTCGCTGTCACGAACGTAACGAGAACTGGGCTATGTATCAGCAATTGATGAACGAGTTTAACGCAGGTCTTGGTCAACGGATCGAAGAAGCTAAAGTCAAGAACGACACGTACCCTATTATTCAGGATGATTACTGGGATAGTTGGTATCAATGATCTACGGAGAAGAAATTCAGAGGGTCGACTTTTCTAAAGGGTTGTGGTTATCTGACTCGTTAGAAAACGTGCCGGATGGATACGCTGCTAACTTAGTTAACATGCATGTCAACCCTGTAGGTAATTTGGACATTCGTCCTAACTACGCTTGGTTAAGTTCGTCAGTCTCTTGCCCTACAGGGCAGATTTTGGAAACAAACGGTAGTTATCCTGGCGCTGGTTACACGTTACGAAAGACTGCTATCTGTTTTGACTTAGCTCCGGGCGGTGCTTCTGCTTACGATCCTATTTGGTTAGGCGTTGCTAGAAACGCTAACACTCCTTCGTGTGTCTATTCTTGGCTGTACGCTACTGGCGATATGATGCAAGTAACTAAGAGCGCCGGAGCAATTGCTAACGTTCCTCAGTCTGTTTGTCAGTACAGGGATCGGTACTACGTTTTAACTGGTACAAATGCGACCGCCCCTACAGGTTCAACTACTGTTCTTAGGTTCGTTTTTGGTTCGTCAAGTATCACCGATAGTACAATCACTACAATTCTGTCTGGTGCTCATCAGATTCTTACTTTCCGAGATAGAATCTTTGCATTTAGTATTACGAACCAGGCTATCTATTACACTGACCAGGCTACTGTAGGTGGGTATCCTGAGACGTGGAGTGCCTCTAACGTTATCTATCTTCCTGACGCTGGTGCTATTGTTTACAACGCGTTTGTCCATAACGACAGAATTTACATGTTCACTAACCGTGGCGTATATCAGCTGTACGCTACTGGCTCCCCATCTAACTGGTCTTTACAGCCTGTTAATCCGAACATCAAAGTTTACCAGAAAGATTCCGTTGCATTAGTCAACGGGACTTTTGTGTATACGGACACAGAAAGCGTCTATCTCTACACCGGTGGTACTCAGATTATTGAAGTCGGCCAGCCGATTAAATATGCCTACAGTGCTAAAGTGGTAGACCACAGTTATCCTATTTCTGGCGCAGCTACTGTATATTCTGGGCCTAGTGAATATAGAATCCTTCCTTACTTAGAAGGTTTTATTCTGGCGCTCGGTTACCATAACAACACTGGTGGAGCAACAGACTGGAAACAAACTAGGGCTCCGAAGTACTACTACTTCAACGGGGAAACTTGGTCTGAGATTCAGTTCGATTACAACCCAGGCAACTACTCGCACTACGAGCTTATCGGCACGGCTAAATCTAAGGCTGCTAAAATTGTGGCCGGTGAGACTCTCAACTTGAACGATCTAGTCTACGTTGCTGAGTTGTTCAGCGGTAGTTACTACTTCTTCCCTAAGTCTGTTCGTCACGACAACTCTGTCCTACAGGCTGATCGTGAATTCAAGACAGGGCTTCTGTTGAAAGATACAGAAGTCGGCGGAGAAATGAACATCGCCAGGTTCAAGCAGTTAGTAGCGCATACTAAATGCACTTTAACCAGCATTAACTTCACGCCATATGTTGATGGTGTAGCTTGTACTGCTTACAACCCTACAGTTGCCGCTCCGTTTAACGGTAGGAAATACAAGCACAGGATTCCCGTTTCTATTGAACGAGGAACTAACTTTAACTTGTCTGTGTCAACAACTTTCAGCCCGACTTCTGGAAGCGGTGGCGCACAAACTGCGTATTATTACCCTTCGTTCCGTATCTACGACATTGGAAACTACGTCAACACGGATACTACTAAGATTCCGGACCAGGAATATAAGTAATGAACGTCTTAAAAGAACCCAACTCTGCTCTAGGAGACATGACTACTTCTTTGTTTGTCGGAGATAGAAGCAGCGGTCAGTCAGATAAAGCAGCTAGGGAAGATCACAGGCACGATTTCAGTCAAGACTTCGTTGACCGACTCGTTACTTATTGTACCAGTACTACTCGTCCTGCTGATCCTTTCTACGCACAAGCTATTATCGAAACAGACACCGGTAAAGAGCTTTTCTATTACGGAGCTACTCACGGTTGGAAACCTAACTGGGCAGTACCTTGGGGTTACCAGGGAATGTACGCAAGTACTTCTACTGCTCAAACTGGTATCGGCACTACGTTTACAGACTTAACTAACCTCAGTATGTCTGTTACTTTATTGGGTAACAGGAACTACAGGCTTGAGGGAGAAGTCGTTATCAGAAAAAGAACGACTACAGGGTACGGTACAGTCAAGATCGTATTTGACGGCACAGACCGTGTAGAACGTATTAGTAGCTTGTGCGCTATTGATGTTTACGACACACTTTCTCTTAGGATCGGCTATTTCCCTACAGCTAATCAAGCGTCTAAGACTGTGAAATTGCAAGCAAAATCTAGTTCTGGTACTATCGACGTAACGGAGTCAGCGGCATGGACTGCTTTCCTAAGTGTCGAGGATTTAGGTCCGAACGGAAATCCGGTCTAACGGAGACAAAATGAAAAACCCACAAGTCGATTTTAAAGGCGCAGCAGGAAGAATGCTTCGTGGAAATAACGTGTACGGAGCAGGTGGCGGTACTTCACCAAATCCTAGTGGAAAGAACCAGTGGCAAAGTAGGGCAGCTACTGCACGAATTTTGAGAAAGAAGAAGCGTCAAAATGGCTGATGCGGCATTTACATTAGGTTCTACTTTAGCTTCTCTTGGACTCAGCGAATCTACAGTTCGTCGACTTCTTGCAGAGAAGTTAGCTGCAAGTGACGAGAATCGTATGAAGTCGTTAGAAAACGTTAACTACGACGCGTCTAGTCGTGGCTTGCTTCATAGCGGTCAGACTTTGAAAGATCGTTCTGAGACCAACTTGAACTACGATCGAGATGTTGCAGGAGCACAAGGTAATTCGGCTGATGAACTGTCTCGAATTGCTCAGCAACGTTTAGACGCACAGGCTGCTTACAACACTAGTGTTGCTGAGGAACAGGCTAAGATTGCTGCCGAACAAGAAGCGATTAAGCCGGGTTTTGACCCTGCTGATCCTTTCAACTGGAAAGGTATTCAGGCTGAGCAATTAGCTAATCAGGCACAGGGAATCATTACCCCTGTAGCTGGTGGAACTCCAGAAGATCCTTTTAACTGGAAGGGAATTCAAGCTCAACAGTTAGCTCAAGGACAATTAGTCACAAAGCCCCCTGTAGGACGGAAGCCTACGCCAGTTAAACCAGCAACCCCTACTAAACCTGTAGTTGTTCAACCCCCTCGTCCCGGACAAGTTGTGAGGTTCTAATGAGTGAGAACATTTTTAAAATTCTTTTTGGAAGCCAGACCCCAGGAAACACCGGAACTAACAAGGGTCGGGGTTCTGCTTCGCCTGCTCAAATGATGCCTCAAGCTGAGCCTGTTAAAACCCCGCCTAGTTCATATATGGACCCTAAGTGGCAGAACCCTACAGCTAAATTCGATCCGGTAACTAAAAATATCGTTCAGAAGCCTAGTAATCCCGATCCGCTAAACTGGAAGGGAATTGCCGCTCAGATGGCCGCCTCAAACCCTGTAGGGGGCGCAGGTGCCGGAAGTGGTGCTCAGGCAGTCCCTGCTGTTAATCCGGCCTCGGGCTTCCCAGACCCTCGTACCAATTTAAATCCTCTGTACGATGCTGCTGCAAAAAGAATGATGGAATTAAACACCGGTCTGACTGGTGATTTTGACGCTGGAATTGCAGCGATCAAAAACAACTATCGTTCTACAGGGCAGGACCAATATGATCGTTACCAGGGTGCTCGTGCTGATTTAGACGCTTCTGCACAGGGCTTGAATATTAATCCCAATGAGATTTACAAGGGCTACGATTCTTCACTTCGACGTATTCAGGAGAACGCTGATTTGCAGCGTAACGCTTCTGTAGACTTTATGGAGAAGTTAAAAGTTCTTCGTGGTCAGCAGTTTACTGACATGCAGGCTTCTCTTGAACAGCAGCGTGCAAAAGCTTTAGCTGACCAAACCGCACAGTGGGTTGACGCTATCTCGGCTATGCAGCAAAATGCTTTAGCTGGAAGTTCTGGCGGAAGTTCCGGTGGCGGTGGTGGAAGAAGTGGTGGTGGAAGTTCAGGCTCAGTTTCTGAAAAAGCTACTGAGGTTGGTAAGTCTTTTGATCCACAATTCTACAACGAGTACCTCGCTATGAAAGCTGTAGACCCTAAGGGCGCAGATATCATGATGGAGATGTATCTCGGTAGTCAGTCGTCCGCTTCTGTTAAAGCAGCTACTGAGCAAATTGGTCAAACTGCTACTCAGCTTCAAGCCGATAAATACAACCCGGCTATTCAGTTCGGAGCTATTCCCTACTCTCAGATTTTAGAGCGTAACCGTTACGTTGCTCGTCCTGGGGCAGCTAAAGAGGAACGTGATAAAGAAGCACGTAACAAAGCAAACGCAGCTAAAATTGCCGCCCAGCGTCGTGCTCGTGCAGGACTTGTTCGTTCTGCTAGCGGTTCTCTTGGTAACGCAAGTACTACTCAAACTGTGACTTTAACTGGTAAAGGCTAAGTAAATGGCTCAGGATTTTGCAGAGACGTTTAACCGATTGATGCAGGGTAAAGCCACCGCTTATGGCTCTGCACCTTCTTTCGGGCCGTCTAGTGTTCAGGGACAAATTAACGCTTCCACTTCGGCTAAGAATCGAAAGCCGAAAATCACTGACAAGAAGCCTACAGCTGCGAAGAAAACTACGAACCCTGTAGATGAAGTCGCTAAGCAGGAATATCTCAAAGCTCGTGCAGAAGAAATGCAGAAAGACGCTGAGGACCTGCCTTGGTACAAAGATGCTTTGAATGTTGTCGCTAAGCCGTTAGACGTTCTTAACCGACCGGCAGCTACTGTAGTCAATTCAATTCAAGGTGGCGCCGAAGCTCTCCTACAGGGAGAGCCTATTTGGTCGTTACCTGATGACATGCTTTATGGTGGTTGGCGTGGATTAAGTGGTCAGGATAAAGATGGTTACGGTGATCTTCACCAAACGATGAAGGACTTAGTTGCGGGCGAAGGAGAGAACACTGGAACTGCTAACCGAATTGGACGTAACCTTTTTGGTTCCGGTTTGTTTGGTGGTGCTGCTGCTGCGTCTAATAAACTCGATCAGAAGTTCGGTGAAGGAAACGAGGCGTCAAAATGGTTCGATCGAGGTGTAGGCTTAGTCGGAGACGTAGCTACCGATCCAACTACTTATATCGGTGTTGGCGTTGCTACTAAAGCTGCTAAGGGAATTGGCGCTAAGATTGGAATTAACGCGGCCGACGAGGCTGTAGTTAAAGCTGCTCGGGCTGTAGATAAAGCCAACAACTTAGCCACAGCTGCGGGTAAAGCTAACAAGGCAGGAAACACTGCCTTACAGCAGCGTGCCCTTGCTGCAAAGACTGACGCTACTAAGTTGATGGATGAAGTTCGTGCTAAGGGCTACAAGATTCAGGTACCTGACGAACAGTTCACTTCTAAGTACATCCGTACTGGTGGTCCTACAGGAAAGGACGCTTGGCGAGCTTCTACAAATCTGACGATAGATAACATTGCAGATCAATACAGTTTCTTAAAGAACCCGTTAGATAAGGATGCTGCTCGTACTGTTCAGCGTTCTCGTCTGATTGATGATTTGGACAACGGAGCTTTGGCTCCTGATGAGTTCTTAGATCAGTACGCTAAAGTCTCTCCTTCGTCTACTGTCGTCAAAGCTCTTAAGGCTGGAAAAATTACGGCTGAGGAAGCTGTAGATCGAATCAAAGTTTTCCGTCCGATTCTCGACCAGGGTACGAAAGACTTGGCTCGTTCGGGCCTACAGGTTATTCAGGACGTTGTTCAGAAGAAGCTCGATCAGGTTGGCTACGACATTCAGGGTGGTGGTATTAAGGGAAAGACAATTGGCACGCCTCGTGAGATTGTTCCTACCTTAGCTAACACGATCACCGAAGAAGCTAAGTACGCTATGCTCTATGATACGAACAAGCGTATTGATAAGTTCTTAGACCACGTTGAGACGTTGAACAAGACTGGCAAGGGAAAGCTTAGTCCTGCTGAGATTAAGGCCATGTCAGCGTCCGATCCAATGTTTAAGACTTGGCAGGACACTTATATTAAGCACTATCAGCGGCAGTCGGCAAAATTCACTAAAGAACAAATCGCGGATAGAGCATCTAGGCGTGCACATGCAGAAGTTGCTCGTATGGTTGAGGACGAATTAACTACGATTCACTCGTTGGCTTTAGAGTCTCTGCGAGATACGATTGAGCGTGCTCCCGTTCTTCGGGTCTTCGGAAAAGAAATTAAAACCTTTCCAGAAGTTGGGGCTGTAGGACGTAAGTTGGGGAGTGGTTTTAATGACAGCCGTTTTGGCGAATCGTTCAATAAAGCTTTCCGCTACAGCAGCAACTTCCCTGGCTACACTACGTTCTTAGGTAACCGCTCTACTTCTCTTGGTGTTCGTGCCTACGAAGATTTCAAGACTAACGTCGCTAAGTTTGTCAAGGACAACAACGTCACATCTGCTGAGGCTAAGCAATTACAGCGTAACTTAGAGCAGGGTATTGTTGGTACCGGCAAGATGAAAGTGGCGTACGAGTTTCTTCGTAAAGAGTACGATGAAATCTACGCTCAGGAAATTGCAGCTGGGATTCGAGAGGCTAAGCGGTCTGCTCGTTTAACTGACTACGCCTACACGCACGTCTATCCGAAAAAGACTCGTAAAGCTATCAACGAGATTACGGCTAAGCGTAGTGGAGCAGTCAAAAAGAACGGAACCCTACAGGGTTTCATGACTGACGATCTTAAGGCTGCCGGACATAAAGTTGAGGAAGACGCTTTCACTAACCTTCTATACCGTCGCATGAAGTCGAACCGACAGTTAACGAAGGCGTACTTCTACAAGGACCTAGTGACACACTACGGTATCAAAGGTCGATATCTTTCCAAGGATGAGATGGCTCGTCGTGGATTGATGCCGGTTCCTGCTCGTAGCAAAGACTTCATCATGAAAGATATTCAGGGCACGTTAAAGCCTGGCGAAGCTCTTTACATGGACAAGAGTATGGCTCAGGTCTATAACTCTTTCTCGGAGTTGCAGAAGAACTCAGACGAGATTATTCGCGCTCTCGATTACGTTACCCGTAAGTTCAAAACTTGGAACACGATTTACTTCCCGGCTTATCACGTTCGTAACATGGTCGGTGACATGTTCATGGGTGCGTTAGACGGAGTTAAGACGTCCGATTACGCTAAGGTAATGAAGAACTGGTTTAACAAGAACACTTCTACAATTGCTGTAGGGGGAGAGACGGTTCAGTATAACCGGCTGCTCGAAACGTTCGAGAAAAACCTTAGCTCGGGTACCTACGTTGACGCTGAATTAGGCCGCGGTATTTCTAAGGGTCGAACTGTTCCTGCAATGGCACGACAGGCTTCTGAAATGCGAGAGGACTTCGGACGTTTCGTTCATTTCTACAGGGCTATGGATGACGAATATGGAGCCCTGTTAAAGAAGAAAGTCTCTAAGGAAGATGCTTGGGAGCAGGCTACGATTCAGGCAATTGCACGAGTTAACCATTTCAAGTTTGACTATCGTGCACTGACTCCGTTTGAAACGAAATACGTTCGTCGTGGAATTCCGTTCTACACCTACACCCGTAAAGCAGTTCCTACGTTGCTTGAGAGTTTGATGTTGCAGCCCCGATACTTAGTTACTCTGAATCGTTGGCAGCAAGAACTTGGTGATCGTTACGACACGACCACTATTCCCGATTGGATGCGGGAATTAGGCTACATGAAGATTACTGATAGCTGGGGAATGGGCGCTGACTTGCTCCCCACTACAGTCATTGACAAAGCACTAAACAACCCGGCTGCTTCCATGAACCCGTTAATCCAGATTCCGTTTGAAATGCAGACTGGCCAGGATTTATTCTCTGGCAAGCCTGTAGATGGAATCAAAGACGTGTTGATGAACAAGTGGCGAGGCTTCAATCTTATCAAACCAGGCAACGAAGAAGGTATGCTGGAACGACAAGATAAGCCTCTAGCCGAAAAGATTTTGCGCTTGGCTGGCCTCCCTGTATCTAAGATTGATACAGCGGAAGCCAACCAAGCCTTTGCAGAGATTCGTTACAAGATTGTCGGACAGATTGAAGATATGAACGCTCGACTTGATAAGAAGGGCTACAGTATCTATCTGTCGGATCGTAACGAGGGAATGACTATTCGGATTAAGGATAAGGTGAGCGGAGAAGTTATTTGGGAAGGTGATTCTCTGGCAGCTGCTCGTTCTCAAGTGGCTGACTTGTAAGAGGTTCTCCGCAGTGTGGGCAATTGATTTGTGACAGGTCCAATCCCTCGATCACAAGATTGCTTAGCTCGTTGTTATTTCGATCACCGTCTTTGTGCCTGACAATCTGAGAGCGTCGCAAGGTGATTCCGAGCGATTGTTCGACGATATGACGATGTAGTAATTTGATTTTGCCATCAGCGTCGTAGACTCTCCAATACCCGTCTGTAGAAACCCACGACTTACCAATTCGGGCTTCTTCACGTTCCTTCCTTTCACCTAAGAAACAATCTTTACACATGTCCACTGCGTAAATCAGTGGGCTTTTGCATTTCTTGCAATACTTCTTATTTGCTTTACGTTTAGCCTCAACTTTCTTTTTGTTGAGTAGCTTGTCTGTTTTAGACAGCAGAGCCAAGATATCTGGAGGTAGACTCGATTTTTTATCGTGTGCTGCCATAGTCTTTCCCTGTAGGTGGTGGTATTCTGATGCGTGCTATGGGATGGATCGAACGAGCTAAGTGTAAAGGTGTGGACCAGCGGCTATTTTATGCTGACGACAAACACACTGATTTACAACAATTGGCAAAGCTCTATTGTATGGCCTGCCCTGTAGTCATTTCCTGTAGGAACTTCGCTCTTAAAAACAACGAGCAAGGTATCTGGGGAGGAATGACGGAAGAAGAAAGAATTAACTTTCGGACTTCCCGCTTCCTACAGGCAAGGCGTGCAGGTTTCGTACAGAGTAGAGAACAGCGTGTGCGAGAGCATCTTGACGATGCATTCCCTTCCGACCAGGGTAATACTTTTGGTTCGATAGCCCATATGCTACCGGTTTTAAACTTGGCTGCTGTAGTATCAGATCCCTCTTATATCGTTTGGCCAAAGCTTTCGCTGCACCAATCACCTGAGGAGCAATCATCTGATCCCAGTCAAACGCCCCCTGACGAGCTTTCCCAGGACGCGTCTTAAAGTCTTCGACGACAATGAAATCTGCTTCTTCAAAGAGGTGTTCGATTTCCAGCAGAGTTTCGTCACGACACTCTAAGTACGCTAAAGGTGGCTTGATTCGTTTATTAACGATTTCAATCAAAGCAACACCAGTTGTTTTTCCAGGATCAAGTCCTAAAACTTTCATGGCAACCTGATTAAAGACTCGTAACCGCAAGCAGCGTATCCAGCGATGTCAACGTAGTTGTCGAGCTTCTGCATGTGCGTGTTACGGGATAACTTTAACGCTACCATCTTGTCAGCTACTGACATAGCTGTATCGAGTCGAGAAACAAGATCCCGACAGTAATCTACACTGAGATGTAGTTCTCCGTTCCAACCTTTTTCTACTAAAGCGTCAAACTGAGCAAGAGAAAGAATGTTCCACAGAGCAGCAGTACGCTTAAAATCCTGATCTGGCTCTCCGTACTGAGCATTGCGGTCTCCCAAGACTGCCGACTTCGCAAGCTCCAAGACTTCTTCCCGGCCATTCGTGTATCGCTTTCGTTCGGTTTCCTGCGCAACTTCTGCTGAGTAAGCCTTACTCACGAGATACACAATTGCTTTACGCAAGGCTTCAAAATTTGCGTTACCTTTGTTGTCAAGGAAGTTCGTAATCACCTCCATGTAGTCGTACTCTGTTGCGATCCCGTCTGTCGTTGAATGTGAGTCCACCAAATACTCCTTCTCTAATGTAGTACATGTCTGCGTATTCTAAGCATTCCCGTTTAACTGGACAACCGCCGCAAAACTCTCTTACTTCTGCTTTCCATTTTTTAGCACTGCCTGGTTGACTGCTTCCTGGGAAAAAGAAGTCAGTAGGCTTCTGTTCGATCCTACAGCGGGCCTGTTCTTTCCACGCTTCGTTTTCTTCTTCAAAGAAATAAGATAGCGTAGGTAACGCTAGTTCTTTAGCTTCTCCGTTCCAATAAGCGTTGTAGTGTCGCTTTAGGGCTCGCATGTGTACTTAGTACCGTCCCAGTAACTGATACATTCTGTTTCGTTTCTCCATACCCCTGTAGATGCTAAGATGATGCAAACTCCCATCAAAGCAGCTAATAGGATGGCTAGGAATTTGTCCCCGTTGTCCATAATCCTAATCCTCCTCATAGCCCTGTAGGGTTTCCCCTACAGGAGCTGGGTTACATCTTGAACTCGACCTTTTCAAAGGTAATCGGCTCAGTGTTTTCTTCGATTTCAACGTCTTCTTCGCCCATAACAACGTCTTCCCAAGGTAGAGCCTCAAGCTCGATAATTACCATGTTGTCGTCAAAGCCAACACCAGTAACAACCAATCCGTCATCAGTGATAACTTCTGGGTTGACGTCTGACTTCTGTAACGAAGCCAAAGCTGCAATAAACTCGTTGTACTTCATTTGATGCTCTCCATGTGTTGAATAATTTGGCTAATAAGACCTCGGGCAATTACACTCAGGACCAGCTTCAAGTCCTTATCATCTTTCAACTCGTCAATAGAAACACCGCCGATTGGAAATCGAAAAACTGGTGCGTTCTTTGGACTACAACAGATAATGTCAATGCTGTCCCAATCAAAAGGAGTGCCGACGTACCACTTGTAGTCAGGCCAGTTTTCCTCTAGAAAGGTTTGCATTTCTTTCATTGAAATCACAAGGCTGCCCTAACCGCCGCATCCTTAGACTCAAGAAGTTTACGCAAAGCAACAGTACGCTCTGCACTACGCTCGATGTTAACCACAATCTCTTTAGCCAAGACACAGAAAGGTCGAGAAACTTCTCGGAGCTTTTCAGGCAAGTGCTCAAAAGCGAAATACTTCAAGATTGGATCGACTCCAATTTCACCATCACTAAACATTGTTGTCTCCTATGCTAGTCGTTTGCTGTCTACGCTGAATTTCAAACCGAAGGCTTCTTCTGTCCAACCGGACATGATTTCTTCAGCCACTGCTATCTTTTCTTTTGCTGACAACACCGGAACCATAAGCCACACTGAGTCGTGGACTTGATTACGAATGTCGAAACCAGCATCTTCGAGAAGCAACATTGATCGCTTCACGATCTCAAACGCACCGCCTTGAATAATTGCGTTCCAGGCACTACGATATTCAGAACTCCACTTGAAATGTCGGTAACGTCCTGACCAAATACGAATCTTACCTCCAGCCCTTCCTGTAGATTCCTCAGCTGCGTTTAACGTACCGAAGATTCGTGGGTAAGATTTCTTGAATCCGTCTACGAACGGCTTACAAACGTTGACGGGCTTGTTGAGTTTGTTAGCTAGCAACTCAGCACCGCCACCGAAAGTAACTAGGAAGTTCACCATCTTAGCGTCTTGTCGAGAAATTCCAAGACGATCAGCTGTCAATTGGTGAACGTCACCTTCGTTACGGAAAACTTCTAAGAGATTAGGGTCTTGAGAGTAAACAGCAGCAATCCTAAGTTCGATGTTCCTAAAGTCAATCTCCCAGAGTTGGTAACCAGGCTCTGCTTCAAAGAG